GCTTCATGTTTCCAGTATCAGGTTCGGAGATTATAGTGTCAAATTTTGAACTTTTGAGGACATATATGTTTGAATTTCTTGAGTAATATTTCCTAACATCAATTTTTTCAACAGGTTTATTCAATCTTATATTAAAGTCAATCATTTCTTTAGACTTAGGGGGACTTATTTGACATTGAGTGTAGGTATATGGTTGCATTCTTTTGTCGAACCTATATGATATACATCTTGAGACAGTCTTCTCAGTATCAATTTTCATGTCACTGACATACATTACCCTTTCTTTTAAATCCATATTTCCAAAACCATATTCCTCCATTGTTAGTTCAGACAAATCACCTATTTTCTGATCTCTCATTGTATGAATAATGATTTCATCATCAGACGAATCACAGTTAATAGAATCAACAGATTCATAAGAAGACAGAACTATTTGCCAGAGTGTGTACTTCTCTATAGAGCTGACTGTCAATTTGAGTTTTTGGAACATTTTTGCTTCAGTCTGATGCTCTGTTAACACATACTCATATGGTATCTGGAACTTTTCATTGAGGCACTTGACAAAGTGATGCCTATCTCTATTTTGATGATAGACAAAGCTTTCACAGGTCTCTCCATAAGCATTGTACTGCTTGTAATAATCAGAATTATTGTGTATCTTATCTTGGCAATCACCATAAGTTATACAAGATCTGTAGTTTTCTCTAGCTCTTGTGTGCTCTATACTTTTATGCTTGCTATTGATTAATATCTTAGTAATAGGGTCTCTAAATGATTCTGGAGGTATCATTTTTCCTCTCATTTTGAATTTCAAATTTGATTTAGTCTTAAGAGTGAATAAATTAAAAGGATCTTCTTCATTCATAGTTGGTGGTATCCCTGCTATTATTGTTTCGAGCTTCGGTAATCCAACTTTTCTTGTGTCTATTTTCCATTGTCTACAGAACTTTATGTAAGTTAAGTAAACAATAGACATGATTGAATGTCTCTTACAGCCAGCATTTGTTGACATCCTATATAGGTCCAGAACATTTTTGTAATCTTCTGTGCAAGAACCAGTCGTTCTAGGATCTATCAAGCTGTAAACAAACTTGAGATCATTAGCTCCTATACCTTCGTTAGAGACATATTCACTATTGAACTCAACTTGATCTTCTGACATAATCAACTTGTATTTGCTAGTTATTATACCGTAGTAGTTAATGTTCAGGTCATAAGATCTCCAGTATTCTTGGAGTTTGGATTTAAGTTTGTCATATAAGTCATCTAGTTCTAAATACTTTGTGTTAATATTTTGACTATATCTTGTATCTTCAGGCAACTTTTCTAACATTTCAGTCGTGTCAGG